GAACTGACCATTACGCCAACCTCCACGCCAGTTGCCCCAAGTGCAACATGTCCAAGGGTGGCCGCAGCGTTTGGCAATGGACCGACCCTGCCGATTGGGCGCGGAGAGACCAATACGAGGACGCCGCGCAATGAGCGCTCCGTTCATGCAACTCTATGTCGCCGACTATCTGGGCGACACGCGGCACCTGACGACCGAACAGCACGGCGCATACCTCCTGCTCCTCATGACCATGTGGCGTTCGGACGGTCGCCTGCCGAACGACGCCAAGAAGCTGGCGCGCATCTCCGGCTGCACCGCCTCGCGCTGGGCCAAGATCAGCGACGACGTTCTGGCGTTTTTCGAGGTGGATGGCGACGACCTGACGAACAAACGGCTCATGTTTGAACTCAAAAAGGCGTCAGAAAAGTCGATCAAACGCGCCGAAGCTGGAACCAAGGGCGGTGAAGCTAAGGCTTTGAAAAGCAACAAGACGAACGTGGCAAATGCTACCGCTTTGCCAAAGCATTCTTCAGAACCAGAACCAGAGGTAGAAGAAGAAGCTAAAGCTTCTTTGTCGACGCCGACGCCGACGAAGGCCCGATCCTACCCGGAGGAATTTGAGGCCGCCTGGAAAGCCTACCCTCACGCCCGGGCCAGAAGTTCCAAACCCGAAAGCCTTTCAGCGTGGAGACGGCTGCCTGACGCTGAGCGCCAAGGCCTGGCCGCGGCGTGTGAAAGATACCGCCGAGAGGGACGAGAGCCGCGCATGGACTGCGGCGCACCCGCCATGGAGCGCTGGATTAAGCGGAGCCTGCATCAGCACTGGTTGGTGCCCCAGGCCAGCCATGCCGCGACCAAGGACGGGCCTGTCGATCCCGCCGTGATGGCGCGTCGGATGCGGCGCTACGCCGACACCGGCGTGTGGGAGCTGGGCTGGGGACCGATGCCGCCCCCGAGGAGCAAGGCCGCATGACCCTTCTCCACCACAACCTGACCCGCACCCTCTACCCGATCCTCTGCGACCTGGTGGAGAGGGCGAACAAGGCGGGACACCTGACGCCGGCCAAGGCTGGGCAGATGGCGAGCAAGCCCACGGCCCAAGCGGTCGAAGCGATCATCGGAGAACTGAAGCGGACCGTCCGCGTGGAAGAGGGGAAGGCGAAATGACGATGCTGGAGAGGGCGGCAAGAGCAGCTGCGGTCGAGGTCGGCAAAATTAGGCGGACAAGAATTCCTGCGTTTCCGGGGTCGTGGAAGACGCGCGAGGGTCTGGGCTATGATAACCTCGACGAGGTCTCCACTGCCGTCGCCCGCGCCGTCCTGATGGCGGTGAGGGACCACGGGCTATCGGAAGCTATGTGCGATGCATACGGAGACGCAATCGAGGCGATAGACCCCGTGAGGGTTCCCCAGGAGTACCACATAGAGCCCGCTGGGTTTGCGGCCATGATCGACGCCATCCTGAACGAGGAGCCGTCCAATGGCTAAGCCGAAGCGCCAGAAGCCAGCCGACCCGTCGATCATTAGCGCCCGCCGCGCAGAGCGCCGTGAGCTTGAAGCGAGGGGCCTGACGGTCAACGTCGACCCGCGCACTGAAGAGGTGTTGGGCGCTGTTCGATACGACTGTTTCAGCGTCCTGCTGCGGAACGACCCCGACGCCCTCGGCAGCGTCCGCTGGTTGGAAGACCTGATGCGGACGGCCAGCGGGGAGAACACGCAGGATCGTCGGCCGGACTTCATCCGCGGATCCAGCGAGGGCGCCCCAGGTCAGAACGTGACCCAACGCATGATCGACGCTTCGGCCGAGGTTGAGGTCGTCTGGGCCAGCTTGCGCCCATGGGAGGCCAAACTGCTTCGCGGGCTGCTTGAGCCTGACGCTGCTGTAATCGGGTCGCAGTCGGCTCCGACCAAGGAAGGAAAGGCCCTGTTGACGCGCTGGCGGGGGGTTGTTCAGCGCGTGACGGGGGCCGGGACGCCGCAGAGGCAGGGGGAGAGGGTCGTGGTAGCCTGCGAGAGCCTGCTATGGGTGCGGCAGAATATCCCGCACCTATGCAAGCGGGCGGCCTGACGCATGATCTTGGGCGTTTCCGCTTTTGTTCCCACAAGGGGTTGACGCGTACTCGGAACAGTGGGACAAAAGCCAAGGTCGCTTCGCGCGTCCCACAGAAAGGCTCTGCTTCGGCGGGGCCTTTTCCAATTCAGCTTCGCTCGAACGGGCAACACTAATCTGGCGGGCTGTGGCTGCAACGCTGGAAGGCCGGGATAATCGCCCCGGCATCCGGCCGGCCAGAACACCATTCGATTTGGGCGAGATTTGCCCAATTCACCACCTTCGCCCTCAGCTCGCAGCGGACACGCAGCATCAGCTATCTGGAACCCAGCCGCAGAGCGCGCTTGGGGCGAGCCCTCTTATCCCCGCGCGATTCCTCCCCTGGGCCTTATCCGAGAGAGGCAGGGAAACCCACCGGACCTTAGATACGAAAAGCAGACCTGCGCGCGGGGGCCTCAAGGGGTTCATAAGGGCAGGTAAGGCCGGGACACTCGGAGAGATTGGAGGGGGCATGTCCCGACTCGTTATCCGCGCCTGTGATTGCGACGACTACGAGGACGACGAAGGCCCCTATTACGAGATTGGGTCGGCCTACGAGATGGGCGGCCCAGCATATCGGCCGAAGTTGAAGTCGGTGAGCGACGCAGCGCATCGGGCGATGACCCCTCGGTCGGTGGGCAGGACCAGCCCCGTCGGGTTTCGCGTACCCGGAAGATAGACATTCAGCAGCGATGGAGGCTGAACGATGGCCTCTGAACCAACAGAGAAGAAACACGGCAACCTGATCCCCTTCCAGAAGGGGCAGAGCGGAAACCCGGCCGGACGCCCGAAAGGCGCGCGCTCCAAGCTGGGCGAAGCCTTCCTGGAGGCGCTTCACAACGACTTCCAGGAGCATGGCGTCGCCACCATCGCCAAGGTGCGTGAGGAGAAGCCGGACCAGTACGTGAAGGTCGTGGCCTCCCTGTTGCCGAAGGAAATCAAGATCGAGGCGGTGAGCGAGCTAACAGATGAACAGCTTGATCAACGCATCCGACAGCTCGCAACAGCCCTTGAGATCGGAGTTGTTGGAGCTTCTGGAGGAAGCGAAGAGGCGGAAGGACCGCAAACGGCTCACTGAGTATCGGCCCTACGCCAAGCAGCGAGCGTTTCATGCTGCTGGGGCTGAGTGCCGTGAGCGCCTGCTGATGGCGGGCAACCAGCTCGGCAAGACGTACTGCGGCGCGGCTGAGGCCGCATATCACCTGACGGGAGATTATCCAGACTGGTGGGCCGGGCGCCGTTGGGATCGCCCGGTGCGCGGATGGGCGGGATCTAAGACCGGCGAGGTCACGCGCGACGGGGTGCAGCGATACCTTGTCGGAGAGCCGAAGAATGAAAGCGTCTGGGGCACGGGCATGATCCCCGGCGATGCTCTTCACGACTGGGGCAGGCGTCAGGGCATCGCGGATGCTCTGGACAACGTGACGGTCAAGCATCGGTCGGGGGGCATCTCGACGCTGGGCTTCAAGTCCTACGACCAGGGCCGCCAGAAGTGGCAGGGCGAGACGCTGGACTTCGTGTGGTTCGATGAGGAGCCGCCGATGGACATCTACATGGAAGGTCTGACGCGGACGAACGCGACGGGCGGCATTTCGATGATTACGTTCACGCCCCTTCTGGGCATGTCTGACGTGGTGGGCATGTTCCTTGAGGAGATGAACGAGGCGCTAGGGATCGCCGCGTGACCCGCCACGTCACGCAGATGACGATTGAGGACGCGGAACACTACACCCCGGAGCAGCGGGCTGCGATCATAGCCAGCTATCCGGCGCACGAGCGCGAGGCTCGCGTCAAGGGCATCCCGGCGATGGGGTCGGGGCGAGTGTTCCCGATCCCGGAAGAGGACATCACCTGCAAGCCGTTTTCGGTCCCGGCGCACTGGCCGCAGATCAACGGCATGGACTTCGGGTGGGATCACCCTTTCGCGGCGGTTAACCTGGCGTGGGATCGGGACGCGGACTGCATCTATGTCTGCAAGGAGTACGCGGCTCGGGAGTCGACGCCGGTCGTTCACGCAGCAGGCATCAAGCCCTGGGGCGCCTGGGTGCCCTGCGCATGGCCTCACGACGGTCTGCAACACGACAAGGGGTCGGGCGAGCAACTGGCGACGCAATACAGCGGCCAGGGCCTGAAGATGTTGCCCGAGAAGGCGACGTTTGACGACGGCGGGAACGGGGTTGAGGCCGGTGTCATGGAGATGCTGGACCGGATGCAGACCGGCCGCTGGAAGGTGTTCGAAACCTGCGGCGGATGGCTGGGCGAGTTCCGCCTCTATCACCGCAAGGACGGGCTGATCGTTAAACTCAAGGACGACCGCATTTCGGCGTCCCGATACGCAATGATGATGCGGCGTTTCGCTGTCGTCCAACCGAGCCGGTCAAGGCTCGAGATTCCCGCATTTGGCGCTGTCTAGGAGGCATGATGGACGACGAAAGCTTGCTCGCCATCCTGGCTAATGAGCGCAAGAACAGCATCGGTTTTGACCACGACGACACCCTGGCGAAAGAGCGCGAGATGGCGCTCAACTACGCCAAGGGGGTGATGAACGATATCCCGGCGCTGCCCAACCGCTCCAAGGCGGTGGCGACGGTCGTGAGTGATGCGGTTGAGACGATCCTGCCCGATCTGGTGGAGATCTTCACCGGGGAAGACGTGGCGACCTTCGCGCCCAAGGGGCCGGAAGACGACGAAGCGGCGAAGCAGGAAACCGACTACATCCAGCACGTCTTCTTCGACCAGAACCCCGGCTTCATGGTTCTGTACTCGATGTTCAAGGACGCCTGCTTGAGCAAGACGGGCGTCGTGAAATGGCGCTGGGAGCCGACGCAGTACGGCGAGACCGAGGTCTTTGAGAACCGGACGGCGGTTGAGGCGCAGAGCCTTCAACAGCACGGCGAGATCGTTCGGGTCGAGCCCCAGGAGGCTGTTGACGACCAGATTGAGCCGCTTTTCACCATCGAACTGCGCCAGGTCATCAATCCGGGGTGCGTGAAGGTCGAGGCCTTCCCGCCTGAGGACTTCACGGTGGGGGCGGACACGGTTCGTCTAGCCGAGGCGACCTATTGCGCGCTTCGGACCCGTCGCCGGGCGCAAGACCTGATCCTTGAGGGCGTGCCGGAAGAGCTTGTGGACCGCCTGACGGCCTACAACGAGACTGACGAGGCCATTGAGCAGGCCCGCGACACGGCCGACGAGACCGAAGAGCGCCCCGATGGTGTGGGCAACCTGCGCATGGTGGAGGTTGTCGAGCACTACATCCGCCTCGACGGTCAGCTCCTGCGGGTCATGACGGGCAACGATGAAGCTGTCCTGATCGACAAGGAAGAGGTCGAGGAAATTCAGGTCGCGGCGATCACGCCCTACATCGTGACGCACCGCTTCTACGGCGAGAGTGTGGCCGACAAGCTTCTGGAGATCCAGCGCATCCAGACCGTGCTGACGCGCATGGCGTTGGACTCGGCGTATTTCGCCCTGAATCAGCGCATGTCGGTGGACGAGAGCAAGGCCAGCGAACACACGCTGTCCGACCTGATGCGGAACGAGCCGATGATGCCGATCCGCATGAAGCAGGCTGGTGCTGTGACGCCGATCCAGTCGCCCGGCCTGTCGTTCGATGCATTCGGCGCGCTGGAGTACTTCGAGACGATGGCGGAGAAGCGCACCGGGATCGTGCGCAACGCTCAGGGCCTCAATCCCGACACCCTGCACGAGACAGCCAAGGGTATGGCGACCCTCGTTTCGGCGGCTCAGAAGCGCATCCGCCTGATTGCCCGCATATTCGCCGAGACGGGCGTCAAGGACATGTTCCTGGGCATTCACTCGCTGGTCCGGCGCAACGTTTCGCAGGCTCAGAAGGCGCGCCTTCGCAACAAGTGGGTGGAGATCGACCCGACCAGTTGGGGCGCCCGCAACGACATGACCATTGAGATCGGCCTGGGGTCGTCTGGTCGAGAGGCGGAGCTACAGGCGCTGGAGATGCTGGGCAACATCACCCGCGAACTGATCCAGCTACAGGGCGGGCCGGACGGCCCCTACGTCACGCCTCAGAACCTTTACAACTTCTCCACCCGCTTCGTCGACAAGCTGGGCTTCAAGGCGCCCGAACAGTTCGTGTCCGATCCATCCCAGCAACCGCAACAGCAGCCGAAACAAGACCCGGCTCAGGCTGAGGCTCAAGCCAAGCTGGCGTTTGAACAGCAGAAGCTCGCTCTCCAGGTCGAGGCTGACAAGGCCAAGGCTCAGGCCGACGTTGAGATCGCCCGCGAGAAGATGAACGCGGACATTGCGCTGGCGAAATACAAGGCGGATGGCGAACTGGCCCTTAAGGAACGCCAACTGGCGGCCGAGCTGGCAATGAAGGAGCGCCTGGCAGTCATCGGCGCCAGCAGCCCGAACCAACACAGCGTTCAGATGGGTGGGGTTCCGGGATGAGCCTTCAGGAAGAGCGTTCGCGAGGCGTCCAGGCCAGGCTTGAGCTTCAGGAAACCGAGGCCGCCTTCGCCAAGCTGAGGGCTGCGGTTCTCGAAGAGATCGTGAAGACCCATCCGAGCGCCACGCGGCAGCTCGACCGACTGATTTCATCCGCCCAGGTTCTGGATGCGGTGAAGCAGGCCCTGCTGCACGTCGCGGCGGGTGGCGACATGGCTGAGGCCATGCTCGCCCTCAACCCCGAGCTTTAAGCTCAAACCACACAAGGTGAACTATGAGCGAAACCGGCGCACTGTCGGTCGAGGATGCTGTCGCGCATCTATCGGCTGAAGAGGCGGTTGAAGATCAGCCCCAAACCACGGACCAGCCTGAGATCGAGGACGACGCCCCGGAAACGGCCAGCGAAGAAGACGATCAGACGGCAGGTGATGAGGACGACGACGCAGAACCCGAGGCGGAGGTAGACCCGGAACAGCCGGCCATCGATCCTCCGGCATCATGGGACGCAGAGCATAAGGCCAAGTTCGCCACGCTCCCTCGTGACGTGCAGGAATACCTGCTTGCGCGAGAGACCGAGCGAGACAGGGGTGTTTCGGCCCAGCAGCAGCGCGCCTCTGAAGCCCGGCAACGGGCAGAGGCGGAAGCTCAGGCCGTCGCCGCCCTTAAACCCCAGATCGAAACGCTGGCGGAGCAAGCCCGACAGCAGCTTGATCGCTGGAGCGGGATGGACGCCACCGCGTGGCAGAACCTGGCGCAGACGGACCCCAATCGGTACGTCGCACTCAAGGCTCAGCATGACGCGGACGTTCAGCGGGTCCAGCAACTCGACGCCGCACGGGAGAAGGCCGAGGCAGTCGAGTGGCAGGCGTTTGCGAACAAGCAGACCGCACGGCTTCCTGAGATCGCTCCGAACATCGCGGGCGATCCGAAGGTGCAGGCCGAGGTCTTCGAGTACATCGTCAAGTCCGATCCTGACATCAAGCCTGAGGATGTTCGGTGGATCACCGCCGAGCAGATGGTCATCGCACACAAGGCGATGCTCTACGACCGCGCTCAGGCTCCGCAACCGAAACCGCAGGGAAAGAAGGTGATCACGGCCAAGCCGTCCACCCCTCCTGCACCCATGCAACAGCGTCAGCGTTCGCAGGCTGAGCAGGCCTTCAAGAAGGCCCCGACTGTCGAGAATGCGCTGAAGCTCCTCGGATAGGAGAAAGAGCCGTGGCGGCTCCTAATATCGCCTCGACCCTCAACCAGGTCGGGAACCGTGAAGACCTGACCGACGTCATCCACCGTGTGGCGCCGGAAAAGACCCCCCTGATCTCCCTGATCGGCCGGGGGAAGGCCAAGGCCCGTCAGCATGATTGGCAGGTCGAGGATCTGGCCGCGCCGAACGGCAACAACGCACAACTTGAAGGCGACGATGTCGGCACGTTGGACAACCCGAACGTCTCCGAGCGACTGGCGAACTACTGCCAGATCTTCCGCAAGACGGGCGGCGTGTCCCGCACCCAGGAGCAAGTCGACAAGGCTGGGCGCAAGTCTGAAATGACCCGCCAGAAGGTGCTGAAAGGCATTGAACTGCGTCGGGACAAGGAGGCGCGTTACTGCGGCAACTACGGCTCGAAAGCTGAAGCCGCCGGCCCACCGGCTGTTCCTCGCGAATCTGCAGGCTTGCTGGCGTGGATGGAGACGAACACTAATCGCGGCGCTGGCGGCGCGGATGGTGGCTTCAGCAATGGAATCGTTTCGCCGGCCACGAACGGCACCCTGCGCACCTTCACGGAAGCTCAGGTCAAGGCCGTTCAGGCTGATCGGTTCGCTGCTTCGGGTTCGACTGACGGCGCCGTCGCCATGATGGGCGGTGCGCTGAAGCAGAAGTTCTCGGAGTTCACCGGCATCGCGGACATTCGCAAGGATGTAACGCGCGGCATGGCGACCATCGTGGCCGGCGCCGAGGTCTATGTGTCGGACTTCGGCGAACTGCGCCTGGTTCCGCACCCGTACGCCTTCGCGCGGGACTGCGCCATCATCGACCCGTCGATGCTGTCGGATGCCCTGCTGGACGGCTACCAGACGGAGCCGCTGGCGAAGACGGGCGACAACGAGCGGTTCATGATGATCGCCGAGTCCACTCTCGAGATGAAGAACGAGAAGGCTCACGGCGTCGTCGCGGACATTAAGGCCGCCTGAGCCTGACGGGGCGGTTCTTCGGAGCCGCCCCCTTTCCTTTTCGGAGATCAAGACATGACCGAGATCAAGAAGGGCGACGGCCAAGCGCCGGTCGCTGACAAGCCCGTACGCGTTCGCGTGATCAAGAAGGGCGACGGCCGCGT